TGAAGAAGGAGTCCCCTAAGTCGTCGAAGAAGATTGATCTTGCTGTGTGCATGATCGGCGCTAGAATGCTGTATAGGCACGTGAAGGCTTCCAAGGAGTGGGCCGACCGCTGCCGCCCCGTTGGAGAATGGAGCATCCTGTTTTGAGTTTCGAGAAGATGGTGAACGGCTTCGACTATGGGGGTATGCGCCCTCAGTCGTTTGAGTCGTACTATGAGCAGACTCGTCGCCTGGATGCTCTGGGTATCAGCATTCCTCCTGAGGCGCGTGTCCTGGAGATTCAGGCCCCGTTCGCGAAGATGGCCGTGGATGTGCTAACTGAGGTTCTTATTCCGACGGGGTTCATCATCGGTGATGATGAGCGTGAGGATGTGCTTGATCTTCTGCGGTCTACGTGGCAGAAGAATGACATGGACTCTCAGTTCAATCTCGCCGCCTCGGAGGCGATTGCTGCGGGTTCGGCGTTCTGGATTGTGGGCCGCATCAAGGGTGAGGATCACGCTTCTATCCGGGCCGTGGATAACCGGCATGCGGCTGTGCGCATGGATGCGTTCGGTTCCACCCTCGAGGGTGTCTGCGTGTACCGGACGGATGAGGGTAAGGCGGCGACCTACTACACGCCTGAGCGGACCGAGTTCTATAAACAGATTGGTGGCCGGTGGGTTTCGGACGGCCATGAGCCCGCCCCGCATGGCATCAGCATTGTGCCGATGTTCAACAAGGCGCGCCTTGGTGACCGGTATGGGCGCTCTGATCTTCAGGAGCTCCGTAAGGTCATTGATGCTGCGTCCAGGACTCTGACGAACCTTCAGGTGGCGCAGGAGGTGTCTGCGATGCCTCTGCGGTTCCTGATTGGTGATGGTGCAGCGCAGATGCTCGCTAACCAGCAATCCCGCGGCGCTAAAGACGGCCAGTTCGGCCGCGGTGGGGCTATGCAGGCCTACGCTGGTTCTCTGCTTGCACTCCCCAGTGATGGTGACGCGAAGCAGCTGTCTGGCATGAGTCTGGATACTTTCGTGTCCGTGTACCGCACCTACGCCCTCCAGATTTCCGCGATGACAGGCATTCCGCCGTCGATGATGGGCGTCGCCTCCGACAACAACCCCACGTCCGCTGAGGCTCTCCGTGTCGCTAAGGACCGTCTCCTCGCTCGAGCGGAGTGGAAGCAGCGGCAGTTCTCCGACGCCCTCGAAAAGGTGGCCCGTCTCGTGGTCGCCATGGATGGCCAGTCCACCGACGGGCTCGAGGCCCTTGAGGTGATTTGGGCGGACGCCGCGGCCCCGTCTACGAGCGCCCAGATGGCTACCGCCATGCAGGCACAGTCGCAGGACATTATCTCCTCTGAGACGGCCCGCGAGTTCATGCGACTGTCTCCGGAGCAGCTGCGTCGCGAGGCTGAGAGGGATGAGGAGCGTCAGGAGATGGGTGGCCTGACGGTCGACAAGTACATGAACCCCGAAGAGGGGAGACTGGGGGAGGACCCTGATGAGGATAGTGAGGAGGGCCCTGAGGAAGGGCGCACGCAAAGCCAGGAGGAGCCTGTTCCCCAGAAGAAGGCGAAGAAGGCGGTGACTAGGTGACCGAGGCGGTCTTCCGTAAGGTGATGGACCTGGTGGTGCGCATCTTCATTGCGCGCTCCCAGGATGTCATCACAGCCGCTCAGGCGGCCCCGGGGACGACGGTCGCATCATTGGCTGACTCCCTGTGGGATGTGGCGTTGCAGGCCCGCAGGCAGGCTTGGGCGGCGGCCGTCCTGTTCATGCGTGGGCAGGCCCGCCGCCACGGCGCTGACGAGGCGTGGGTGCCCGGCATCCCCGGCTACTCCAAGGTCGCCGTCCGTGACGCAATCCGTGAAGCCCGCGCAGGGAGGCTCACCCCCGAATCGGGTAAGCGGCTCCAGGTCATCCTCGCCCGGCATGTTGAGTCCGCTGCCCGCCAGACGGTCGCGGATGCTGTGGACTACTCCCCCAACAATGCGGAGCTCCTCGACGACCCGGCCGACATTGAGAAGCACCTGAAGGACGTCGGCGACAAGGCCCGAGAGGAGATCGCTCGAGAGGTTCACCGGGAACAGGCTAAGCGTCGCCCCAACCAGGATTGGGGTGAGATGTTCGATGAGCTCGCCAACCGGGTTGACAGGGCGATTGATGAGATTCAGTCCGATGGTGTTGCCCGCAGGGCGAAGATTGAGCATCTCCCTGAGTTGGAGCCTGTCCCTATGGCTGACCGCTTGGATAAGCGGGGCAGGGTTATTGCCCGCCCGTTTGCTTTCGCTCGGGTGGTTCACCCAAGCAGGAATGGTCCTTGTGGTTTCTGTGTGCTCCTTGCTTCTCGCGGCCCTGTATATCGTTCTTCCACTACGGCCGGTATTCGTGTGGACCGTTTCCACACCAGCTGCCGCTGCACCGTAGTCCCGGTTTACACCTCGAGGTCGTGGCCCGGAAAGAAACAGTGGCAAGAGTTCGAACGAATGTACAATGAAGTTGTGACGGACCATGACCTCCATGGCGCTGATGCGCGCAGGGCAATGGACCGCGCACAGTACGCTAAGCGAAAGGAAGCACAATGAGCGACGCCCCCGCTGTTGATGCGCCCGCCGACGCCCCCACCGAGGCGCCGGCGGCTACCAGTGACGCCCCCACTGGTGATGTCAGTGACGTTTCTCAGGCAGAGCTGGACGCGATTAAGCCCGCCATGACGGCCGCTGAGATGGCCGCCCAGGATGAGGCCAAGGCCGCTCCGACGCTCGAGGTCGTTCCCGCCCCGAACGCCCTCCCCGCTGAGACTGACAACAAGCATGGTGAGATCACTGCCCTTCAGGAGCGTGTGCAGGCCCTCGAAGCTCAGCTCGCCGCCAAGGAAGCCGAGCAGAAAGCCGCCACCGAGGCTCTCGCGAAGAATGATCTCCTCACCGCCGCCGGACTGGACACTAAGTATGCCCGGTTCCTGAGTGGCGAACAGAATACTTGGCAGGAGCAAGTCAACGACCTTGCCGCCCTCCGTGGCGCCGCTCCTGCGAGACGCGATCCTGCTCTGGACGCGGATATGGGCGCCGACAGTGAAGGACTGGAGAACACCATCCTCAACATGTTCGGCATGGGCAACTAAGTCCAAGAATCGATATCCCCCGCGTCGGGGAGGGAAGGAACTAGAATGGCCGACGAGTCAGCAAAGTTCATGACAATTCAGAAGATCGCTGCTGGCGACAACGCTGCCGGGTTCCCGAAGGAGGTTCTTGCTCCTATCTGGAAGCGGGCCTTTGAGGGTTCTCTGGTTCAGCAGATTGCTGGCACCACCCCGGTTTCTCTGGCTGGTAACGCGATGCCGTACCCGACCGGCCGCCCCGTTGCCGGTATCGTCGGTGAGGCTGGCGAGAAGCCCGTCACCGAAGTGTCTGTTGGCATTAAGACTTTCACTCCGAAGAAGGCCGCTGCGATTGTTGTCCTGTCCAAGGAGGCCCTCATGGCCAACCCCCTGGGCGCTTTCGACGACCTTCAGCAGCAGCTCTCTCAGGCTATTGCCGACACCATTGACACCGCGGTCCTGTTCGGTAAGGACACCAAGACTGGCACTGCTCTGACCGGTGTTGAGTCCGTTAACGACACTCCGCACGTCATTACCCTGGACCCCGCCCAGGAGGCCACCGCTGGTTACATCGGCAAGCAGGTTTCCGCTGCTTACGATAAGGTCGTTCTCCAGTCCGATGTCGCTGGCGACTATGACGTCAACCAGTTCATCTTCTCGCCCGCTATGCGGTCCAAGGTCGTGAACGCTTCCGACACTCTGGGTCGCCCCCTCTACCAGGGTTCCCTGAACCTGAAGGACCCGATGTCGACAGTGTTCGGCGTCCCCACCATTTACTCGAAGACCATCAATGGCCGTGGCGCTGTCACTGAGCCGAAGATTCTCGGCTTCGGTGGAGACTTCCGCGACAACCTCCGTCTGGGCTTCGTGGAGAACCTGACCTGGGCGACCGCCGACCAGTACGCGGCCGGTAAGGACCTGTTCACCTACAACCTGGTCGCCATCCGCGTTGAGGCCATCTTCGGGTGGGTTCTGCGCGACAAGAAGGCGTTCGTGAAGATCGCCGCGAAGTGATCTGACTGCCGGGCGCTGTTTCCCTTGGCGGCGCCCGGCCAGTCTCATCGATAGTCAAACAGGAAGGAGGGGTGATGACCGTAGCTAACCGGCAGTCTGTGGAACAGGCGCTTCTGCGTGAGCTGGAGCCGGATGAGCTGAAGTGGGTTGATGCTCTGCTGGAGCGCGCTGAGGCCCTGGTGCTTCTGCGTATGCCTGATGCGGTTAACCGCGCTAAGGTGGATTACCCCTTCAGGGTTGTGTTGACTGCCGTTGAGGCTGAGAGTGTTTCGCGCGTACTAAGGGCGCCGGGTGGTGGCCTGTACAAGTATGAGACTGAGGGCACCTACACCTATTCGGTTAATCAGGCGGTTGCGTCTGGTCTTTTGGAGATTACTCCGAAGGATTGGGATGTGCTGAATGGTGGCCTTGGTGGTTATGGTGGCCAGCATGCTGTGATGGATGGGTATGCGCAGCGCATGTACCGGACTGACGACTCCCGCACCGCACATGACAATCGTCTTCTCCTAGGCTATGCGGCTAACGCTCACCCGGATGTGCCTGTGGCCCGTGAGCTTGGCCTGGAGCGCTGGGATGGGTGGAGGTTGTCGTGGTAGGTTTTCGGCCCCGCCGTGGGCGATACCTGGAGAACGGCCCTCACGTGGTTGAGGTGACTCTTGCTGTCGTCAAGGAAGGGCGCACCGGTCGTCGTTTCGAGCGGGGCGAGACGTTCACTATCGACAAGGTCCTTGTGCAGCCCTCCGCCGGCAACGCCCTTAAGGCTACCGAGAACCGCGTCATCAGGGGTGACCTGACGGACGAGACCACCTTGAAGGTGTTCGGCACGGGCAGGAAGTGGCCCGGTGGCCCGCACTCGTGGGTTAAGATCATCAAGGGACCTGATTCCCTGGTGGGTAAGACGTTCCAGCAGGCTGGTGAGCCGCTCACCTATGACGCGTCCCCGATGACTCGACACTGGTCAGTTCGGTGCGACACGCTCGGAACGGAGTCGCGATGATTGAGGTCTACGACAACAAGCACACGCACGAGGACATTGCCGAGGTGGTAGCAGGCAAGGCCGAGTTCGCCGCGGCCGCTGCGAAGGTTTACGCGGAGATTGAGGCTGCTGCTGCCGCCCACATTCAGACCGGAGAGCTGTCTGCATCGTTCAGCCTTGAGCAGGGGAAGGTGGACTGGTCCATCTCTCCGTCCACGGACCATGACGCGGCGGTCGAGTTTGGTCACTACGTGTACCAGGATGCTCGTGGCCGCCGTACGAAACGCGAGAATGCCAGGCATCGCACCTGGGTGCCAGGCATCAACGTCATGCGCGGCGTAGTTCGTGCTCATGGGGGGTTCTAGTGGCGTACGTGAATCCGCTCCCGTTCATCTACCGATACGTTCAGGATGCTGCCGCCGCCAGTGCGGATGAGTGGCCCATCCTCTCCCGGCTCGTGTGGCGCACCCATGGAGACGTGGATGACCCATTGAATGAGCTCGTGTGTCGAGTCCAGATGACTATCTCGCGCGTCCACCCTTCGGGGCCGACATTCGCTGCGACTCAGATCAGGGCTCGCCTCTACATGACTGGGCCTGACGGGGATGAGGTGTCCGACGCCTCCGACGCCCTCGTGCAGGCCATTGAGAAAGCCTGGAGGTCCGGCATGGTGACCTCCGAAGGCTGGGCCACCTATATCGAGTGGACCCAGCTACCCACGCCCGAAACGGACATGGGGACTACCGCAGATTACATCAACNGCAAGATTCAGATCGCGGGCCGCGGCCACGTCTACTACGGCGTGAACGACACTGAGGCCCCCAACCTTGATGGCTACACCTTTGGTGATGGCACCACTCTGGAGGCGAACGGCTGGACCTGGCTTGGTGACACGTCCTCGGAGAACCTGATCGAGTTCGAGTCCGACGGTGGAGACACCTCCACGAAGCGTACGTGGGACCGTCAGGGCGTCCGCTCCACCCGCGAGGACGTCACCAACAAGGTGACCATCAACGCCGTCAACCTTGGTGAGGACGTCATGAAGGTGGCCTTCCCAGGCTCCACCTATGACGCCGCGAAGCGCGCCTGGGACATTGAGCTCGACGCCTCCAGTGAGCGCGCCATCCTCGTGGTTGTTGAGGACGGTCAGCTGGTCTCCGGCTACCTGTTCCGTCGTGTCGCCCTGTCCGGCAACATGCCGGCCCTGAGCCTCGACAACTTCACTGAGGTGAAGATCAGCGGGACCCTTCTCTCTCCGAACTCCGGGAAGACTCGCGTCCAGATGCTTGAGCCCCGCACCGTCACCGGCGTTGGTACCGCTAAGCCGACCATCACGACCCTGGCCCCGGCCAGCGGCGCCGCGGGAGCGAAGGTGGTCATCACTGGAACCAACTTCGATGGCGTCCGGGACGTCAAGTTCGGCAACACTTCCGCCACGTTCGACAAGGATTCTGCTACGCAGATCACCACCTATGTTCCTCGCGGCCTGACCGTGGGCGCGCAGGACGTGACTGTCACGAACAACGTGGGCACTTCCGACGCGAAGCAGTTCACCGTCAACTGACGGCCTTATACTAGGGTGGCCGCCACTTAGGGGTGGGTGGCGGCCACCCTTACACCCCTTCCGCCCCACTGAAAGGATGCTGCCGTGGCAGACAAGAAGGCCGACAAGCTTCCAGAGTTCTCTACCCTTGACGGCCATGAGATCCTCGTCCCGCCTCATGCGCTGCGACCGTCCGCGCGCATGCGACTCACCTCCGCCCTTGAGCCCCTGATGGGTGACGGCACCGAGAGCACTAATCTCATCAGCCTGATGGCTGACGTCATGGAGGTCCTTGAGGGGGGCGGCTATATTCGCGACGATGAGGCTTGGGACCGCTTCTACGATGATGCTGGGCTGGAGGATGTCGTCAACCTGGTGATGGCATACTCGGGGGAAGCCGCAGGCGCCAAGAACTAGATGACTTCTTCGAGAGCCACCCGGAGGCTGTAGCCGATTTCTGGGCGCTGTACAGGATTGACGTGTACGGCCCGTACCGGGTGGCTCTCGTGAGTCAGCTTCTTGAGCGCCTTCCGCATGAGCCGT